TCTCCAATTCTTGGAGAAGCGTCAGGTTGATTGACCAGGTGTGTCGTTGCGGTACCGCAAGATACCGCTGCTCGGAACCATCCGCGAACTGGAACGCGCGTGTTTGGCCTGCGAACCCACGCACGTAAGGGTATTGTTGAACCGCTCCGGTTGAGAGCGCTGGCATGGAACTCATAAGCCATCCTGAAATTCATTCAGCACATCCGCGATCCCCCGCGATTCACCCAGGCTTCGTCTCAACTCTGTTACCAGCGCTTGCCGTTCTTCAAACCGCGACATCGTTCCACCGCTCGGAGCGGTCGTGCTGATTCCCGTCGAATTGATCGTGTTCGAAGACGCGCCTGCGCCTGTTGTCGAAGGACTCGCAACTCCGGTCAATGCCGCGGTATTCTCGTTAAGATTCTGTGTGCCGCTCCCTGTCTCAGGCGAAATACTCTCGACGATTCGGAATGGCTGGCGGCTGGTCGTCCGGTATCTGGTCGATTGAGAGGTGGAGCTTCCTTCGCCGAACAGGTTCAGAATCGACTTAATGGTGCTGGCAATCGGAGAGATTAACCAGGCATTGCCGAAGCTGCTGCTGCCGCTGCTCGATGTCTTTTGCGAAGACTTGATGTACGCTGTTGCCTCGAGCTGTCTTGGCAGCGCCTTTGGAGTCTGGACCGCGCTGCCGGTGCTGGCGCCTTTCGGGAGCGACATCTTGGTGCTGCTCGTGCCCCCCCACCCGCTGGTCTGCCGGTTCGATCCCAGGAGTTTGCGGACATAAGCCTCTACCTGTGTGCGCGCTTTCGTGCTGCTCGTCCCCTTGTTTGTTCCCACGGTCTACTGCCTCCTTCCATCGCTTCCGGCGCTCCTCAGCGGCGCACCTATGAGCTGAGCCCGTGGTTGCGCGCATCAGTCTAAGGTCGCTCACGTTCATCCATCCGCTCCGATTCATTCGACAGAATGGTCATCGCGTCCAGATCCTTTGCCCACCACTCTGCTGAAATCGTTACGATTCCGATCCTCCACATCGCAAATAGCTCGAGCCACGCGCTGGAGCTACCTCCGCTCATGCTCACCGGGCACCGGTTGGCCACTGCGCCGCCGCTGCTCCACACAATCGGTCGTTGCCTCGTGGGCCTTACGCCCTGCCATCCGCAATTGCGCTTCGTCTCTAGCCCTTGCTTCCTGCACGTGCCGCAATCCCACCCGGCTCGAGACTCCCGTTGGAAATGGAATGCGACGATCAGTTTTTTCGTTCGTCCTCGTTGAGGAAACTCTCTTCTGCGATCGCTTCAGCGATCTCGCGGGAGAGGTTCTCTGGCCCGCTGTCGATCAGGCTCTCCACGGTCGCCGGTTGCCCATCGATGCTCAATCCCTTGATCTCGAGCAACGCTGTCCGGATCACCATCTCGTCGATCCGTGTTTGCAGTTCTGCCGCTGAAATCTCACCGCCTGCTTCTTGCGGCGCCGCCCGATGGAATGCTTGCTCCGACGCCAGACTCTTAAGCTCCTGCATGAGCCGGTGCCGGCGGATCAATGACATCCGAAGCAATCGGAATTGCACTCCGGGCCATAATCGTGACCCTAGCCAGACCGCGCTCTCGTACATCACTGGAGCGTTCGGACTCTCATCCAAATGCGAAGTAGATTTCGTCATCGCCCGTCCCCTGTGCTCTCGAACTCGCGAAGCTCCATATCAACCTCGTCTCGCTATCGTCGAACTGCGGTATCTGCGGCACGAATGTTTTGATATGAATTCCTGCCATCGCGCCAGGCTGATCCCCAAGTTGGATCGTCAGCGGGATGGGCGTCTCCGTTTGCGCGGCTTGATATAGCTCTGCAAAGACACTCTGGTCGGTGCTGTATACCTCAAACTGCACGTCCACCTCTCGATCTCCCGCGGACAGAGCAAGCGGATAGTTCGATCCAAACTCGAAGCTTCGTGTTTGAAGGTTGTTCTTCAGACGAATCTGTGCCTTCGTCAGCGTCAGCACCTGAGTCTCCGAGTTTCCCAGCCAAATCTGTCCTAGCTGGCCCGGCACCGGCGCCCACGTTTCAGCTTGCACGTCCGGTTCCAGGGGGAACGCCGTAAGTGCCCCCGCTTGTTCCGCCGCAGGGCCGCGGAAAACCATGCGGTGTTCCGTACCATCCACCTGGACATCCATTTCGTCCACGCCCGCGCCGCGCAAAACTCGCTGCACCGTGGTGCTCGGATCCCAATAGTCGAATAGGCTCACGCTCGGCAGGACTTTGGCTGGCGAGTACGCGACAGCAGGGAATACCACCGTGGCTCCGCTCGTCGCGGTGAATGGTGCACACACCATGACGCTCGTCGCGCTTGGCACGCTTTCGACGAAACGAAGTTCGCCGTTCACGTTTATGGCGTACCCTTCACTCAACCCATGTGGGGCGGGGAAGTCCACCTGCAGTCCACCGTTGCCCACCGTGGCCGGCTGCGCAGTGGTCTGTTGTGGTGCTCCGCCCAGTGCTGCCTGTACCATCTGCCCTGCCGCCGGCGGCAGAGTACCCGAGTCTTGGGCCATCAGGTCCGTCTCGAACTCGTAGCCAGTCACTTTTCGGGGTGCTCCCGGTATGCCGAGGAACGTTCTCGTCCCCGTTTTGTCTCGCCTCTTCACCGTCAACTTCTGGGTTGCAATCGCCAGCCGCACGCCGGGAACGCGGTTCGAAGCCGCGATCGCTGGAACCACTCCGTAGTTGCTCTCCAGCGCTGCATAGTAACGGTTATTGTTCGAAAGAATGTAATTCGCCATCTTTCCCGCTCCCCTCGTTTCTCCTTAAGGCTAGCCTCGAGTTGGCTGCTCGCAAGCGGACAACCGTTGCCTTCACCCTTGGCGGCGGATGCTACCTCAGCGTTCCCAACTTACTTGGCACTTCACGCGTGCGCTTTGTTGGTAATGCAGCCCGCCCTTCTTTACTGCGTCGATCTCTGCCTGGTAACCAGGCTTGAGCACCATGCCATTGCCGAGATTCCCGCTGTTCCGGTCGAACACGTCACTCACGGCATCCGCGGTTGCCTGTAGCGTGTCCGTCAGTCCGTCCAGCCGGTCTTGAGAATGAGTCACCTCGATGACCACGCGATAGGTCCCCGAGAACTCACGGAACTTCACTTTCCCGTCGTTCTGAATCTGGTCGCAGTAGATCTGGCAGATCGGATATACGATCCTTTGCTGCTTCTCTTGCAACTCCAATGGCACTTGGCTTACTAGCGCCACGGGCGTCGCCGTCACTAGTGCAAGCGCCGAGTAGTTAGTCAGGCTTGTCGCCAATCCTCCATCTGCATTCAGCAGACTCGCCGCCGTCTGCAGGACCTGTGCTGTCGGTGTAGCCATGGCTATCCCCTTGGCAGAATTCGACGCTGCCTCATCCGTCCGTCCGGAACCTGGCCGTCGCCGGCTTGTTGTCCTGCCGACAAACCGCCGCTTGGTAACGTCCATGTCGCAGTCGCATTCAGCGCGTCGCTGTTTTGCTTCTGCATTGGTGTGTCGCCATCAGTTGCATACACATTCCAACGGTCGCTCGCCTTCAGTCCAATGGCCGACACCGTGATTCCGTTGCCGGCTGGAGCTTGGACCGCGGTCAACTCCGATGGCGCGCTCTCGCGCCACGCTCCGTCCACTCGCGTGACTGCGACCGAATACGCCGCCGCTGGCTGAACTCCTACAATCACGTTCACTGCCGGTGCGCTTGGTTGCCGGACAGGGTTACCCACGTAGGGCACTCCTGCCAGGAAGTACTCCGCCTTTCTCTCGGCGGCATCCTGTTGGTAGGCCTTCCACTTCTTGTCGAACCTGTCGTTTACCTGGCTGAAGGACGCATCCCGATACAACATCGCCAGTACGTTCGCCAGGTGCCATCTCTTCAGTGGTTCATCCACCACGGCGTTCCATTTCTTTAGCGCCGATTCCCAACGCAGGAATGCGTCCACTCGATCCGTGATCCACGCCTCCGACAGTGACATCTTTGCCGCAAGATCGATGCCTTCTTCGTCCGCGACTGTTGTCGCGCTGACGTCATAGGCCTGCAGATCATCCACCTCGCACCATGAGCCGTCTACTAGCAGGGCCACGTTGCGCCTCCTATTTCACGCTCACGGCCGGAGCCGGATTCAGCAGTTCGCCGTTCACCAACTGCACCCGTACTCTCGACGCGGCCTTCGCGCGTTGGAACTCTTCCCGCTTCTCCTTCTCATCCATGCGGAACAGGGCTTCTTCCGCTTGATCCACCCGCCTCGCACGCCCCTCCAGGATGAGTTGACACGCATTCCGTCGCGGCACTTCGGTAATCACTCCCTCTTTGCCGCCGTCGCCCGTATCCAAGCTCAACACCAGCACGTGCGCTTCGGGCATCTTCGATTCAAGCTCGTGCAACTTCTTGTAGTACTGCCTCAGATCCATCTCAGTGCTCCCTTTGGCTTTCGTTGAAAATGAGAGAGGCGGCTTTTCTGCCGCCTCTCCTTTATCGACGGCGCTTGTGCCGTCTGTATTCACTAATGAAACCTGCGCCCGTAGCCGCACTCGCCTGGCGACCCAGTCGCGACCCTGAAACGGAGCCGCGACCGTCAGGGAGTGGTGGTTTCAACGCGTTGCCCTGTTTGAGAAGCGCGTAGGCGCAGCCCCTCGCATTGCCAATGCTCCCCGGCGCCGGGTCGCCAGCGCAGCCGCATAAACCTCAAATCGTCAGAAAGCGGCTGCGGAATTGCTTACGGCTGTTTGTCTAGCTCCTGACCTGCACCGCGTGCGTGTTGCGCAAAACGCCGCAACCGTACAGGATGTCCACCGTGAACTGCTGCGCCAGCGTGTTCGGCTGGTAGCTCATCAGCACGCGCATGCCGAAGTTGCCAAGCTCGGCGTAGTCGGCGATGGCGCCGGTGCCGGGCAGCGGCTTCGGCAGACGTCGGACGGCCAGGCCGATAGCCTGCCGGGCGAACGCCAGGTTGTTCGTTGTAACCGGGGTGCCCGTCTTCTGGACGAACTGTGACCGGTACACGTAGAAGTCCTTCAACCGGCCGACGGCGCCGCTCTCGATGGCGTTCGTCGGCTGCCCGATGGCGTATGCTTCCGTGAAGCGATCGATCTGGCGCAATTCCGAGTAACCGTTCGAATCCACCACCAGGAACTTCGGCTCGGCGGTTGGAACCTTCGCATTGAACAGCGAAGTCTCCGCCTGGTCGATCACAGCTTCTGTCAGCGCCGTGCCGCCCGTGCCCAGCGGAGCGTTGTAGGTGAACTGGCTGTAGAGGTTCAGCAGGTCCGACTCAACCCGCTCGGCCAGGGCCACCATCGCCGGCTGCATGTACATCTTCAGAAGGCCCGGCACCGCCAGCGCTTTCGTCACGTCCGGAATCGTGAACGTCGCTTCCGCGTGCGTGTTCAGCACGATCTGCGCATTTCCCAAACTCGGGTTCTGCGGCTGAACCGTGCCGCCTTCGGCAATGTTGTTAGCCGTCATCACCGGAGGAATCGGCACGTTCACCGTGTCGCCCGCGTTTGCCAGCACCGCTTCGTAGTCTCGCGTAACCAGGTTGCCCATCACCAGGTTGCCCATCAACGCCGGCAGCGCATCGGCCGCTACCAGCTTCACAATCGCACTCGCCAGGTTGGCGGAAGTAATCGTGGCCATTTCTCTCTCCCTTTTGTTCTCGTCTCAATTCGGCTGGACTTTTCAGGCCCTGCCCTACTCGCCCTTCCAGGTCTGCAGCGCGACCTGGGCGATTTGCTCTCTCACCCGCTGCATCTCTTCGGGGCTCATCCCTGGCCGGATAGATTCCAGCTCGATGCTCGACCCTCCGCTGTGACGCGGCGTCGTCGTCATCCCCGATCCGCCGGCGATTCGCGCCGGAAGAAACTCCGGATTCTCCTGAACGAACTTCGCCAGGTACTCCTTCGCTGACAGCTCGCCCTCGGACGTTCTGGCTACCAGCGCCCCGTCCGGCGTTCTCTGTATGTCGTCCTTTACCGCCTTGTGCGCCAGGTCGACCTTTGTCACCCCGAGCCGCTGCAACTCAGCGCGGATTTGCGAATTGCGGTCACTCTCTTCCGCGAGTTTCTTCGCCTTCTGGTTTTCTTCCACCAGTTGGTTGACCTGGCGCTCGAGTTGTTCGCGCCGCTTCCGCTCTTCCAGCAATTCCGTTTTGTAAGCGGGCTCTGCCTTGCGGCGCTCCGTCGTCAGGAACTCTTCAATCACGTTCCGGATCATTCCGCGCACGTCCTGCTCCGTGTTTGGCTCTTGCCGGGCACCCTGCTGTTCTATGGGCTCCATAGCTCTCCTTTGTCGTCCAGTTGTTCGTTGTGTTTCAGCCCAGGCGCGCAGCCGTGGCTAATAAGGCCGTCGAAATCCGTCGGCTACCCCGAAACGAAGCCGCAACCGTCCCTGTGGCGCACGCTGCAGCGTGCCGTGCCGGCATTCATGCTGGCATCCGAAGGCCTGTCGGCGTTCCTCCGCAATGCGAGTTGAATCTCTGCGCGCCGGTTTCAAAGCGCCCGTCTGCCCTGCCCCACGCTCGCATCGATCTCTTGCGCAATCTGGCTCTTGATCTCCTGCCGCACGTCGCACAGGTACTTCGCCGCGAGTTTCTTCAGCACCTGCGCCCGGAACGTGTCTGAACCGATCCCCAGGCTCAGAAGTTTCTCCGCGTCCTGTAACTCGCTGCTGAAGTCGCCAATGTCGAACTCGTCCAGACCCGTCACGTCGATCTGGACCGCGTCTTCGCGCGCCCCCGAAATCATCCGTAGAATCTTTTTCAGGGTGTCTTTTACCCGGTCGCCGAAGCCGCGCAGCACTTCTTGAGTGATCAGGTAATCCCGCTGCTTGCTCAGTCCCGTCAACTGCGCGTTGCTCGATTGCGAACTGAGCGCTTGGTTCAGCGCGTAGCACACGCGGTAGATCTCTTCTTTCAGCCGGTCGATATTCTCCAGCGCGACCTCGTAGACGTGGCCTTCCGGCTCTGTCCACCCGAACTTGTCCTGTGGACCGAGTTGCAGGTAGTAGCTCTCTCCCACGCACTCCTGCCACTCCCGGTCGCTGTATACCACCGGCATCGCGAACAGGCCCATAGTCAACGCCCATCCCAGCGCGTTCGACTTGTTGAAGTGTTCGAGTTGCAGCGACGCGGCCTTGTTCATCAGCCACATCCCTTCGCCGAAACTGAACTCCACAACGGGTACGACTTTCTGTTTTGCCAGTCCGTGCAATCCCTGCTTGACCAACTCGACAGGGCCCGCGTGTCCTCCGCGTTCAATCTGATCGTAGATTTGAAACTCTTCCCGTCCGTAGTACACCCATCGCCGCTTCGTCGCCCACTCGCTCGTTTCCGGTTCGTCCACGCGCCGTTCCGTTCTCAGCACCACCCAATCGAATTCACCCCGCTCGTTCCGCTGCCAGTT